TTCTTTCTATTTTTTTAGTTTTCTTTTAGTGTATCAACTACTGTTATAAGCCCGTCTGGTTCGGTTTTGAAAGCTGGATCTGTGTGAAGTTCACCGTTAGCTTTCAAATAGTACCAGCCATCGCCCGATTTGACGAATTGTTTAGACAGCATATAACCGTCTTTTTCTTCCATGAAATACCATGTTTCACGATATTTAACCCAACCAGTAGCCATGCGACCGTCTGATTTGAAGAAATACCATCGATGGTTGAGAAACATCCAGCCTGTTACCATTGCGCCACGCTTGTCTAAATAGAACCAGTCTTTTTCATCAAAGAACCAACGGTTAATCAAGCAATAGCCACTATTATCAAATCGGAACCACTCTCCATTAACTTGTTTCCAGCTGTTTGTTGGATACGAGCCATCCGACTCCTCCCACCACCACCCAGTTTCATTGCGTTTCCAGCCAGCTTCAGATAGACCGCCTTCAATATCTTTCTTGAATTGCTCACGACTAATTCCCCATTTGGCCAAGTAAGGGTATGGATCTACATGATCGCTTGCATTTCGTGGCTGGTTATACGTACAGAATTGGTGCGTTTTAATTCCAGCCAAACTATCAGAATCCAGAGTTTTCGGAATTCCAGCTTCATCAGCAAGGTTCCGCAGAAGCTCAACATAGAGCTTATAATCACGCATGAACTCTTCCTTGGTTTCATGACTCTCAATCAATTCAACGTGTGCATATCCTTCAACGTTCCAGCCACCACCAACGTCCCATGCACCGCGGTCAGTTAGCCACGTCTGCATGACACGGCCGTTCCCAACGACGTGGGAAAAGAAACCTGATTCAGCAGGACGACGCATATGGTAGTCTGCTTCATTTTGAGCTGTTGAGTTGCGATTTCCAGTTGAGTGAGCGTGAATCTGACGATAGGGTTGTTCTCCGACCTGTGGAAGATTGGTTCTCAATCTGCTTTTATCAATATCCATTATTGTTCTCCTTCATTCTTGTCGTTTTTATCTCCAGATAAACGCTCAAATGCCTTAATGATAGGTTGGAAGATGGTCACATTGCCTTTTAACTTACGATAATTTTCGATTAGCGATTGGAAAGTAAAAATCAAATATCCGAGATAGATTGAATACAAGAATGCAAAGCCTGTCTTTTCAGGCAGCAAGACAGACATCGGAATCAACACCATCAACAAGAGAACACCTAGGATCTTTCGAATCAGACCGTTAATACCAATCTTGCTTTTGTATTCAATTTCTGGATTTGCAATCGCTGCGAAGGTTCCTGATGCAAAATCTACGATTTCCAGAATTACAATTAAGCTAAGAGCGTACAATACCAAACCATCTTCTGTTTGAATCAGGTTTCTAAAAAAGTTAAACAATTCGATTTTCATATATTCTCCTTTACTGAACAGGTTTTGTCTCTAACTCATTTTTTGTACCATCCCACTTCCAAATTGCAAGTAAACCATTTTGAGATGGTCCGCCTTCAAGTTGTTTGAGAGGTTCGCCTTTGTAAGTGAAAGCCTGATTTGTCTGAATCAAGATGCGCTTGCCCTCACCGTTCAATTCGACGTGTTCAGAATCTTCAATTACAAACATATCACCTGGTTGATAAGTCTTGTCTTCTTCAACAAGTGGAAAGAGTTCGACAAGCTCCTTATAAGTTGTCCCGTAGGCGATTTTCTCGCCCATGATTGAATCCTGTGCCATGACACGTACGACTTTATCGATTTTATTTGCAAGTGCAGAGAGTCGGTTCTGCTCGCTTTCATTATGCGCAATCTTCTGCTCAGCTTGTTCAAGCTTATTCTGCGCTTGCACGATGGCATTAGTTGGGTCAAGCTCTGTACGGATATGATCCAGCACTGCTTGAATCAAGGTTGATTCATTATCCTGTGTATGGTCGCCGTGCAATTCTACTTGCTCATAAGAATAGCGTCCGTTGTTTTCCATTTTAATAGCGACTACGGTCACATTTTCTGCACCTTTCAAATAAGGTTTAATTGCTACTTCGTAATTCATTGGTTATTTCCTTTCATTTTTGCTTGTGTCTCTTCAAATAATTCTTTAAGAACTGGGTCATATTCTAGAACAGATTCAAATTCATTGATTCGTTCTTTGATGTTGCTGTTTTCTTGCATCAATTCCTGATTTACAATCATTTGCTCATTCAACCGAATGATAGAAAAATTATTTTCAATCATAGTGTTCGTTGATGCAGTTGACAATTCATTGATTGTCATTCGTAGTGCTTGATTAATCTGCTCTGTATTCATTCCTGCCTCCTTAGCATTATTAATTTAATTCAGGGAAATCTGTGTGTAACATTCCTCTTTTATCTCTAAGAGTATTAAAATTGACGATAAATCTTTCAAGGATCCCTAAAAGAGAAACGCTTTGACCCCATTTATTTATAAAATAAAAATCGCCAGATAAAATCGCTGAGCGTTTTCCTGTTTCAGGTTTGCCATCAGCTGCAATAGGTGCGATTGAAGGTGTGCCACTTGTCTGGATTACCCAGCCTTTTTCATTTTCTCCGAAGCCTTTATTTGATACTCTCATATAATCTCCTATGGAATTCACGTTTCTCTGGTGAGCATTATTCCAAATTTGTATTCCCGCAAATGTCTGATTATTACCATCCTCTGACCCGTCTGAGTTAGAGCCTATAACAGTAACTCCAGATTTCACCCCTTCTTCGTGTTCGACTTCTTGCTTTCCAGTCGCAAATTTTATAAATTGATTAGGAAAGCCAGCGACAACACGCCTCATGGCTGCTTCCTCGGTATAGACTTCATACTGTCCTTTATTTAAATTGATTTTCATCGCTCCATTCGTAGCAGTTAAATCGCCTCCGATAAGATTCAGACCCTCCACACGATTTGCAGTAAAGTTATTTGCTGATAGATTGATAATCCTTCCATTGGTTGCATCTATACTATCTATATGAGCTGTATTGATTTGTGCCTCAGCAATCATAGCTGACTTGATGACAGCTCTATCAATCAAGGTTTCTCCAGTTATATGAGTCAATTTCCCGTCAAGTCGATTATGACCGTTAGCGCCAAGATTGAGACCTGAAACCAAATCACCTGCGCTATTCAGGTTCTTAATCGCATACGAGCCAGCAAGCTGCGTGACTTGTGTCCGTGTAGCTTCGATAGGCTCTGCGCTATCTTCAGGAGCTGGTTGCCAGAGTCGGTCATTTGAACCTTCGTAAAAGTCAAGTTCGGTCATGAATAGCCCGCCCCATTTGTTAGGGTTGTTTCGGTCGTACTCGAATTGTAGATAGCCGTCATCAAAATCCCCAATATTAAATTTGAAGGATTTTTTAACGGCCTTTTTATTACTAAATACTGGTCCGTCTGTCCATTGAGGTCTACCGATAAAGACAAGCTGTTTCTCTTCAAAATCTGCATTTGAGCCTTTTTTACGCTTACAAAAATACACTCTAAAATATTTTGAATTATTGTCAAATCCTAAAATGTTCAATGTGTAATCAGCGCTACGTTTGACAATGAACCGTGGACTTTTAACAATTGCTCCTGGTCTTAATTCAAACATGCGCTTCTGACCATTGAAGTAGAAAGAATGCGCTGTGAATCCTAATCTTCCGTCTGCTTCTGTCCAGTATTTCAATCCGTCGTCTGCTCGTGAATTTCGGAGCATATTCGGGCCACCTTGAGTTGAATACTTCCCAACCTCCGTCTGGAATATCTCGCTACTCATGACAAGCCGTGATAGCTTGTCAGGTGCTCCTGTTTCGGATGTGCCTAAAATGCGCTCATGGAGTTTAGCCGTTTCTCTTACATGTTGAAAGTCAACGTTATTGACCTTACCAGCGACTTGACTTGTAATGTCCGCAATACGTCCGTCAATGCCTTGTCTAAATTCTGCTAGCTTCGTTTCATTGTCTCTTGTGAGTGCTTCAAAACGCTGTCTTATACCCTCAACATTTTCAGTAAAAGTGCTTTTAGCGACAAAATCACGGCTCACAAGCTCACGAACAGCTGTCGCTTGTTTCGCGCTCTCCTCACGAGTGTAACGCTGCAAGGATTCCTGCCGCTGACCATCTTTATTAACATATTCCTGAATAGCTGATAAGTCGGTTCGCAATCCCTGAGCCGTTCGCTCAAAAGTAGCCTTAGCCTCAGTGATGAGACCCTCAGCATCTTCTGGGGCTGGTGACCAGTCAGTCTTAAACGAGCCTTGCTCTACTTTGACCTCCCAAACACTTTTCAGCTTTTCCGGATCTTTGCGATAGGTATTGACCAGCAGATGGTAAGTGCCAGTTGGACGGCTCCAGACAAATTCTGTGCCAGTTGTGCCAGTTTTGGCATCTGACACAATTTGATACTGCGTAACAGCCTTATCCATCAGCCACAAGACCACATTATCTGACTCTTTTGAGCTATTGTGCTGAGAATCAAAAATTCCATCAGTCTTCGCCGAAATTCTATATTTCTCATTTTGGACGAGGTGTATAGATGTCTCGTTGTGATATAGCACTTGGTTATCAAAGTTCGCAGGGTTTTTGTCTGGCTTAAACGGCCCTTTTGAGCCCTTCAACAGATTCCGCCCGCCGATCCTAAGACTCGCAAACTCCTCACGCAGCTTCCCAGCTTCAGTTGTGACCAGAGTCTTATCTGCCTTGTCCTTGGTTGCATTCAAGATTTCTTGTCGGATAGAACCAGCCCGCACTTCAAATTCAGCCAGACTCAACATCTTATTTAGCTTATTTTGCGTACTTGTTTCAAGACTCTTCACGGACTGCCTGATATTCTCAGCAGTCACATTGAGCGAGCTGATGTCAGCCTTGGATCTCAAGCCTTCAGTCAGACGGTTCACACCAGCATCTAGTGCATCAGCACGCTGCTTAAAGTTGGATTCGACTACTGAGACACGGTCTTCTTGGTCTTCATAGGCTGGTTGATAGGCTGGGAAATAATTGCCAACCGATAACATAGCGTTCTCGATGACGACCTGCAGACCCGCAGGAAATCCATAATTAGTACCAAAACGAATGAACACATTATCAGTCTGATAGGTTTCAGAAGAGCTAGACAAGTCAATTGTGAACTCAAAATGTTGACGTTCGGTAGTCCCGCCTTTAAATGTGAGTTTATAGCCATACCACGGACTAGCGCTAAAATGCACGTTAGCTTGTGTATCTCTGGCTAGTGCGATAGGGAAAGCCACATCAAAAGATATGCGGACATAATTACGCTTGAACCTGTCACTGTTCTTCCAGAAATCTGGAACTATGAATGTTCGATAGTCGTATACCGCTTGATCTCCTGTCGTAAATGTTCTTGAACGCGAATTCCTGAAGTAATTCCGTGAACTACCTGCCTGCACACTCGCTATTTTACTAGACAGCTCTTCGGCTGTCTGCGTGAGTTCTGACTTACTGGCTTTACCATTGGCCAAGTTGGTCAACTCTGCCAAACTACGAGTCGTTGTCTCTTCGTACGTCGCTTGCGCTGACTTCACACCAGCCAGTTCTTTTTTGGTCTGAACAAGTGCTTCAACTTGCTTGGCAATCTCAGCTTCAGCCTGTGCTTGCTTCGGTCGAATATCGTTCGCGATAGTTCGCTTCAGAACATCCAAGTCACCCGACAAAGCTGTTTGAGCGCTTGTAGCCTGTCTCTTGAATTCTTCAAGTTTTGCAACAGAATCCAACCCAATCCGCTTGGCTTCCTGTGCAAGCAGACTACTTGCGCCAGATGATTGCAGTATTTCATCTATCTTCTTTTTATTTTGCTCGTTTACTGACTGGAAAGCTTTATCAAAGTTAGTTATCTCTTCTGATATCTGTTTTTTTAACGACTCTTTATCGTAAGAGCGCAATATTTCATCCCAAACTTCTCCCGTCCAACGGAGCATAATTTTATACCCTTCATGTTCAGGATCTGGTTTAAACCAAATATCATTGATAAGAACTTTGCCAGGATATTTTACAGTCGGATCTTCAGCACCGTACCAGTTGTTGTTGAAGCCATCGGGGCTTGGCAAAAAATCTGGTAAATTTTGTACAAAGTTCGAAAATTCATTTGATACAAAATCATCTACAACCTTTGCAGCTATAGTCTGAGCCTTTGCTTCGTTGCTTTCGCCAATCCTATCTCCTAACTTAATGTCGCTTGACTGGTCATTCAAACGGTTAAAAGTGATTTCAAAAATGCGGGTGTCATAATCTAGCTTTTTATCATGCCGTACTACACGGATAGTATCGCCAATTTTAACACCTTTCAGATAAACAGTAGATGTTTTCAAAGTCAACTGTGGTCTTGATGCGCTCACTAATTCATCATAAGTACGCTTAATCAATGCGTTTTTATCTTCTTCATCTTCAAAGACTGCAAAGCCTACTTTAGCACGCATTGAACCGTCTGCATTCTTGATGCCGTAGCGTTTAGTCATTTCAGGAAGTTCAACATATTTCTGACCTTTTGGTTTATCTACTGGATTGCCTTTTTTGACTTCCCAAACTACATCCTCAAATGTAATTCTGCGCCCGTAACTGCTAGTATTATTTTCATCAGTAGGTGCGCTGATTTCTTCGCCTTTACCTCGACCGATTAAAGCAGTGAATAGATTGGTACGCTCGACTTCTTGCAAGATTTGTAGTGCATTATGTCCATAAACTACACGCTTGCCAGTCACTTCACCGATTTTCTGTTTAAAATCAATATAGCGTGCGCCTATTTTATTTCCGTTTACTTCAACGAAAAACTGCATTTCTAAATTCCATACTTGACAAACCTTTTTCAAGGCTTCAAATGTTGAGATGTAATAAAAGTTTGTTGATCGTTGACTTGTTTCACTAACAAAACGTGCTTGCCAGTTAGTACCAGCAAGCAGATCATTAATAATAGGTCTAGCAAATGTATTATGTGGACGTTTATCTAAAACAACGGATTTTCTTAATTCTTCAATACCTGACTGAACGCCGATTAAAGTAGTGAGATTTCCTGAGAATTTTTGAGCAATATAGAAATAATGGAATGTATGCGCATCTTCGATTGACTGAATAGCCATATACTCTACTGCATCAAATTCTTTCTTGCTTAACTCTTTCATCTCAACCGTGAGCCTGTCAGATACATATTTCTCAGTAGTCAAAGCGAACTTTTGGAGAGCAGTCTTGATAGCATCTTTTTTGACTAGCTTTATAAGTCGCTCGTCTTTATCAAATAAGTAAATCATCGTCGCTCATCCCTCCATTTCACTTCTTTGACCCGTGCATTCGTAGCTGAAACAGTGTCACTATTTCTGACCTTGAAATTTTCTAGATCACTAAACAAATCAAGTTCACTCAGAATGCTACGACCTTTGTAAGAAGCCTTTACCTCGTTTGTTTCAAACAAGATTGTAATATCTTGATTGGCATCATAAGCACCAGTAAATGAAATTGTCTGTCGTCCGTTTGTAATTCTAACTGCGTTTGTTGTCTTCGTCGTTGTAACAACGATTTTCTCCGGCATCACTTCAAAAGCACCGTTCAATTCAATCTGTCCGACTGTGTTTTTCAGCCGTGATTTTTTGAAGCCGTCCGGAACTAACAAAGAAAAACGACTGACAATACTATTTTTGTTTTCTTCGAACGAATCAGCGCCACTAAAGACTGCAAAATAAGTGTATTCCGGTTCATCCTTGAAAGTTACTTCAAGCATTTTTGATGCGTTTGTCGTTCGTAAAAACAAGTTTAGCTTGTCGAATTTCTCTCGCAGTTCTTCGCTTGTTTTGGCTTCTAGCTGGTATTTGATTTCAAGAACCCTTGAAGGCTCTGAAATTTCTTCAATCCAAACGCCACGACGGCCAGCGATAGAGGTCGTTTTGACCTCTTGGCCTATCAAACCTCTACCTGATACCGAAAGTTGTCTATACCCGTCCACAATGTCGTTTAAGGGCGTTCCGTTTATACTCATGTTATCACTTGGCTCGAAAGCCACGTTTTCGTTATGTTTTTCTAATTTTGAATATCCATACATAGCTTTCTCCTTTCTAATAGTTTGCCAAGGTCAATTCCATTTCTTGAGCGCTTGTAATGTCTTCAGTAAACGCTCTATAAGTCGTGTTACCCATTTTAAGAACAATATCAGCAGATTGTTGTCCAACCGTGATTGTACCGCCGTTGAAGTCAACAGACGTATTATATCCTGATAAGCGCCCTAATTCGCCATCTACTGCGCCTAGTTCACTTTGCAAGTTACCAGCTAAGTCTTTGCCAGTGAAGGCATCTATCGCCCCTTGTGCCATGTTTCCAACTGATTTAACGACCGCGCCAGCTTTACTGTTTACACCAATAATAAAACCTTCATCTGTATAAACACCAAACTGTCTGAATACCCGTGAAGGCGAATGAATACCAAGCAATCCTTTCGCCCAATCAATCGCTCCTCGAACTGCACCACCCACTGCATCAATCAATGCGCCTGCTGCACTTGTTACACCATCAACAAACCCCATAATCAGATTTCTTCCGACGCTGATCGCGCTACTGATGAAATTCCTAGCAGCATTCACTGCATTATTAAATCCACTTCTTACCGCTGAAACAATACGAGTTCCGGCGTTTGTTACTGTGCTTACGACATTATTCCAGCCGTTTAGGACTACGTTCTTGATATTTTCGATCGCATTTGAAATAGCTGATTTAATGTTTTCCCAAGAATTAGTAACCCCACTCTTGATTTTTTCAAGTGTTCCAGTCAAGAATGAAACAATGCTATTCCATATATTCTGAATAATACTCTTAATCGTCCCAAGTGCCGTTGAAATGCTTGATTTAATAGCTTCCCAGGCGCTAGAAATTGCTGATTTGATAGCTTTCCAAATTGTTGACAAGAAACTAGAAATTGCATTCCAAGAATTTTCCCAAACGCTCTTAATACCTGTTAAAGCAGTCTGAATAATTGCCAAAAAGCCGTCAAAAGCGATTTGAAGTAGTGCCTTCATACCTTCCCAAACTTTGCCAGCAGTTTCTTTGATTGTTTCCCAAGCGCCCGACCAGTCACCATTGATAATTTGCATCACTGCCTTGATAATGCCAAGAATGATGTTTAATGCAGTTTCAATAACAACTTTCAAAATATCCCATGCGACTGAAACCACTGCCACAATATTATTCCATGTCGCTTCAATGAACGGCGCTAAGAAATTGGTTACTGTTTCAACTACTGATTTAATAGCATTCCAAACTGTTGTAGCCGTTTGCTCAAATAAAGCGTGGTTTTCATTCCACCAAGAAATCAAAGTACCGAAAATTTCCATGACGAATGAAACAACTTCTTGAATAGCACTTGTTACCGTGCTTCTTACTGCTTCAAATGCTGAATTGACCTTATTTCTAAATTCTTCACTTGTGTTATATACACCCACCAAAACAGCAATTAAACTTGCTATCACTGCGATAACAACAAGGAATGGTGCGCCTAGTGAAGATACAACGCCAACGATTTTAGCGAACGTTACACTTAATGCGCTACCGCCTGAGTTTAGCAATGTAAACCATGCTGAAACCTTAGATACTGCGCCAGCTATAAAGCTGATAGTACCTACTAACTTACTGATAACTGTAATCACGCCCCCTATTGCAATCAAAGCGGGGCCAGCTGATACTGCTATAAGTCCTATCCATTTCTGCCACGGCTCAAGTGGTAGATTGTCCCATATTGTTAGAAGAACCCTTATGACATTATCTTTGAATGTCAATACCGTTTCTTTTAGATTTTCAAACAAGCCGTATATATCAGCTTCGCCATGTCCTAAACCAGCTACTAAATTTTCAAATGATGCCTTCATAGCTTGAAATGAACCAGCGACTGTTTCGCTTGCTTCTTTAGCAGTAGTTCCAGTAATTCCTAACTTGTCTTGAGTGATGCCGATTGCTTCAATCAATGTATGAAATGGAATATCTTTTACGTTTTCTGCCGTTGCTTCAAACTCTCCGTTTAAAACGCCTGACTCGTTAACAAGCCGTGCCATTTCGCTAGCAGTACCACCATACAGTACATATTCGCCATAATTCGCTAAATCATGACCGTCTTTTTCAGACTGCTCTATGTCGCCATAGAGATTAGACTATCTCTTATACTTTTCAATAAGTATCCTAGCGCTTCGGCTCGCTTGAGCCTACTCTACTCCATTAAAAAAACACCCTCTCGGATGTTTTTTCTGTTTCGTTAGTCGTTACACTTTCAAGAATAATTCTTGCTTAGCACGGTATTGCCTAAGCTACTCTTAGGGTTTCACCGTTTTCACTAGGTTTATACTCGGCTATGGTTTTTCTACCGAGTTTAAGGTTATCTAACATAGTATAATTGTCCTTTGCAAAACCTTGATAAGCCTCTTGGATAGAGCGCATATCAGTACCCATTTTATTAGCGTTATCTGCCATTTGTACGAGTGCTTTGTCAGCATATTGGGCGGCCTTCTCAGTATCTCCGCCTAAACCTTGAAGCAATGTTGCAGAAAATGAAGTTACCTGTTGCATATACTGGTTAGCTGATACACCAGCCGTTTTAAATGCATTGTTTGCATTGGAAAGAACGCTTGCGCCTTTTGATTCCATTGTGTCATACATTGCTTGCGCTTCTTTTGCTGTGATGTTGTATTTTTTAGCAAGTCCAATAGCACTTGTACCGTTATCTTTAAATAGCGTTTCTACACCACCTAGACTTTGTTCAAGGTCAGCAAATGATTTGACGATACCAGTAACACCAGCAACAACTGGTGCTGTCAAAGTTGCAGTCATGCCAGCACCTAATTTCATAGAAGCCGTTCCGACTGCTGAAAGACTGTTACTTATCTTGTCTAAACTTGAGCCAGTTTGGTTTTTCATGCTTTGAAAAGCCATCTGTGCTTCTTTCATCCCTCTAGCAAAGTCAGAAACATTGGCTTTTAGTATGGCGGTAACATCAAAATTTGTTCCCATAGTTACCCCCTTTCTTTCATAGATTGATTAAGCCTTCTGTTTCTATCAGCAAGGCTCATTTTCTTTTGTTTGACTTGTCCAACTTCTTCTTTTCTAAAAATCTTGTCAAACTCGTCTTTATGATTGTAAAAATCGTCAAACGTTTTAAAGGCTGACCTTGCGCTTTTGCCTTTTCCTTTAGTTGCTTGGACTGTTTGATTGAACCATGCTTGAATCGCTGAATTATACCTTCTATCTTCTTGCTGAATAAGGTAAGCAGTGTTATAGATTTCAAATTCTTCTAGCGTGGTGCGTGATGCTTCTTTAAAGGTCATATTATGTCTTGCAATAAGCAAGGCTATTGCTTCGTCATAGCCAAAGTCTGAACCTTGATTTTCCCTTACTCTACTAGGTTCATTGCTTTTTTGAGTAGGGGAGATGCTTTTAACTCGTTCACAATTTCTTTAATAGTCTTGTCGTATTCGTCATTCAAAATCAAATCTTCAAGATATTTTTCGATAGCTTCATTGCTTGGTTTGTGGTTTTCGGTTACTGTTCCGGCTTTGATAATATCTACAAATGCCATAGGGTCATTCAGTGCTTGTCCAGCATTGAACAATGTCATTGCACCGTAGCCCGTTTTCATGCCTTCCAATTCAGCAGAATGAAGTTTGTTCATTTCTCGCAAAAAACCAAGTCCAAAGCGTAAAGCGTAGTCACGTTCTCCAATTTTTAAAATCATTTGTTTTTCTCCTTTTGAATAAAAAAATAAAGGGCAAATAAATTGCCCTTCTAAATACCACTATTTTAATTAAACTGCGACACCTTCGCCGTTTGTTTCTTTTTCAAGAGTGTGGTAGTTGTATTGTGCGCTTTCAACTGCTTGTTTTTGTGTAGCAGTCAGCTTGTCAGTATGCAAGATACCGTTGCCGTCAATCGCTACTTCATAAGATAATTCAACCTTGTCATCTGCTGGTGCTGACAATTCAAAGTTTTTGAAATATCCTTGATAGTATTCAACGTCATACTTATCTTCACCGCTGACTTCTTTCTTGCTTCCAAGGTCAACAATCCAGCATTCGATCTTGTCGCCAGCTTTGAACCATTTGCGCATTTCTTTCCACATATTGACGGTATCGCCATCTTCACGATAAGCAAGTGATTTAAACTCTCCGCTTGTTTCTCCGTCTGAAATTGAGTTTACAACTCCATCTTTGGTTTTTGTGCTTTCAACTTCTTTTTCTGAGTTAATTGTTAATTCAGATTGGAAGCGAACCTTACCAGCATCTTGCTTAGTACGGTCTCTGTAGCGACGGAAAAAGGCTACTACGTCTTTCCCCAAAATCAATTCTGCCATTTATTATTTCTCCTTTTTGGTATAACTAAAAGTAATGTCCAGCACTATATGAAGTAAAGGCTGGATATCTGTGTTATCTGCAATAACTTGTTTATCTGTTGTTAAATGATTGAAATTATACTCATACCCGTCTTTGAAATACTTAACTGTATTCTCAAAATAGGCTGAAATATTGTCTATTTTGCTTCTATTCTTCCGTGTACCGTAAATATGGACTGTTTGCCTTACTGTTCCGTACAAGTCATTGTTAGGCGTGTCAGAGCCGTTATATTCGCCGATATAAACAAACGGATATTGTGCATCTGCATCAGGTAGATAATCGTAAGTATCTACTCTTAAATCAGAAAGAGCAAATAACTTCCTAAACAAGTCGTGGTTTGGTGTCATTTAAAAACTCCTTTCATAACATCCGTCATATCTTTTTGAAATTCGGGTAATATTTGCTCTAACATAGGTCTAAAGTGTGGTTTACCAGCCATAAAACGAGTACCGTATTCTTGATAACCCGTATAAGATGCACTTCCTGTTATCCATGCTTCCATACCGTGATAAGTCACGTTGATATGGTCTTTCAAAAATCCAGTATCTTTTGGCGCTAGTTCCCTTGCTACTTTCTTTCCTTTTTCGCCTTTATTTTTAACAACTTGTATAGATTGTTCTACGGCTTTAGGGTGTGCATTGTAAATCGTGCTTGTTAGCTTCTCTAAGCCGTGCCATTCTATATTTACGCCCATTTATACCCTTACCGTCCTTTTGAGCCGTACAGAGCATTTTGAGGCTTCTACGCTATCAATCAATTCATACTTGAAGCCGTCATAGATTGCATACAAGAACGGTTCTTGTTCTTGCTGAAATCTGCATATCATGACGACATCCGAACGATTGCCGTATAACTCGAAAACCTTTGCTTTTTGAATGAAATTCACAAAACATGGTACAATTACGGATTTTTCAGCTTGGTTTTCGTAAGTGTCCGTTACTGGATTGTACTTAGCAACGCCCTTACCTCTTACAAGTGTTATTCTGTGAGGTGTTTTCATAGAAAGAATACCTTTCCAGGTTGACGTTGTGAACCGTCAAGGCCAAAATCCTTATTCAAGATAGCCATATAAGGCTTGAATAGGTTATCCCAGTCTTGATAGGTTACTGAATATCCGTCAACGGTTTCACTTGCAACACCTTCCGATCCTTTGCGACCATATAGTTTATAAACAACATTTTCAATCATGAAATTATACTTACTTGCTATCTCCGCTGTTCCTGTAAGGCCTTTAAAATAGCTTTCAGCATCATCAACTAAATCTTGTAATAAGTCATTTTCTTTTGAGTCGGCTGGATCAATACCCAACCGACGTTTTATTTTTTCAAGTTGGGCACTTTCCATGAACTACTCCCCTGCTACTTCTTCAATTTCTTCAACTGGTTCGTCAGCAGGGAAAACAATGTCTCCTGCTTCACCATTTGATTCGATAACCCCTTTTTTCAAAAGAGCCTTAATGCGAGCATCTGTTACGCTCAGATCTTCTCGAGGATATACCTCGCCTTTTTCATAAAGACGATTATTGTCTTTTGTATCAATAATGTTTGTTGTTACAATGTAAGCCATTTAAGCCCCCTTTCTAAACATTTTCAGCAGCAGTTAATTTAGCAAATGAATCTGTCTTCGTGATCATGACTGCGATGTCCATTGTTGCACGAATAGCAATCATTTCCTGTTCAAATAGATTGATAGGCGTACCATCTGCGTTCTGAATTGTTGAGATTTGACCTTCTTCTGAAATCTTGTAGTTGATGTTGTAAGGAACACCATAGATCAGATTGTCGAAGTTACCAGCGAGCAAGTCACCTTTCTTGAAATTCTTAGATTTCATATCTACAACAATGATGCCGTCAAGCTTGTTACCTTCTTTATCGTAGATTGTCTTCTTGTCTCCATCACGAGCTTCACGAAGGGCAGAGCGGTTTGATACACGAGAGACGAAAGCATTGATTTCAACATCAGAATCCAACAACTTATCTTCAAGTTTCAAGATATTTTCAAAGTTGATCGGTCCGCCAATCACTTTGCTTGCATCTTTGGCAGCTTTGGCCACTGAATTAGCAAACGGCGTTTCATGGCCGAGAAGACCAGCTTCGTCAATTTTAGTGTAGAACGCTTCGACGATCTGAGGTTTCATGTCGTTGAAGAATTTTTCCCAGGTATAATTCAATGCTTCACGAGAAGCAAGAAGGATGATACCAAGCTTGTGAGCTTTAAGCTTAACCGGAATCACTTCAGGTTTATCTGTCTTGATTTTTTCAGTTTCATTTACCCAGTAAGCAGAAACTCCGTCAGTTTGGACATAAACTGTTTTTTCTTGTTGTCCGTCCATTTCGTGATATTTACCAAGCTGCATAACAAGTGAGTTTTGAGCAACTTCCTTCATGATGATGTCTGTAAATTCTTTGTGAAGAGTTCCGTCCTTCTTTTCAGAAACCAAAACTTTTTCAGGGTTAAAAACTTGTACTGTCATTTATCGTTCTCCTTTTTAGATAATACGTGAGTCACGGAAGATATCTCCCTGACTTTTTGAGCTCGAACCACCAAAAGATGATGAAACAGCAGGTGGTTCTGATTGAGTGTATTCAGCTTTAATTTCGCTGATGATGCTTTCAAAATCTGCAATAGCCTGCAAGGTGCCGTCTGCGGTATCTTTAACCACGAAAGAGAGCACTTTTTCATTTACCGGTAATTTTCGACTTGAAAGCGTCTTGATGGCTTCGTCTGTCAATTCTCGCTTGGTTTGCTCTTTTTCCAAACTAGCGATTTTATCTAGCAAAGCCTGTTTTTCGGCCTCAGCCACTTGTCGGCGGTATTCCTCAAGCTCTTTTCCAGACAGTTCATTCTCTGCCTTGTATTGTTCAAGAGCTTTAGAGATCGCCTCTTGCGTTGATTGAGCGTGCTTCTTCTCTGCCTGCTCCAAGCGTCTTTGCATTTCAGCAACAGATACCATCTTTTCTGGCTCAGGAGTTGGCCCTGCAGCACCTTCTCCGTTTCCTGAAGCTTCAGGATCTCCTTGAGGCTCTCCGCCTTCAGCAAACATTTGAAGATTGCGCAAGTTCATGCGCAACATAGATTTGTATTCTGCCATTTTTTGGCTCCTTTCTTTACGCTTTTACGGGCAACCTCCCCGAACTCATGCACCTTTTAACGTCCTAAGCACGGTTTGGACAATATAAAAACCGTACGGGATTCCATACGGTTAAGGCATAATTAGATAAATAGTAGTCTAAAGGTTTCACGACCTTTAGGTGTAATGAGTGTCTGTGTGCCAGACCATTGTGTTTTTTCGTTGAGTGTTTCCTTGACCTCAAACAAACCATCGTTTTTATTGGCTGTTGGTTGGAGCTTGCCTTTCTTATCTCGATAGATGTATTTTTTCTCCATCAAGAAGTCAATAAACTTACGTTCTTTGATTTTTAATTGTTTTGCTGTTTCTCGGAAGCTAGTCAGTAAGTTTCTATCTACTAGTTCATCGAAATAGTCTGCTTTTGGCTTCATGATGGTATTTTCAACGGAAAGTACAGCTTTTTCAGCTTCCAAGTGTTTAATGACTGCTTCTTTTTCTTTCAGTTGATTGCCAGCCATAAGGAGTAAGTCTGCTAAGGCTTGTTTGTTGTGTGTGATATTATAGGCTACTTGGTCAGTCATATAAGCGCCATGCTTACGAATAGAGGGCAACACTTCGCTAGTGACCCAATCAGCAAATTTCTCTGCTTCTGGTTTGCGAGATTGAAAAACAAGTTTATAGAAATTCGCTTCGTTGATGAAGTTGGCTTGTTGAGTTCGTCCTAGACTGTCGGTGAGGTCGGTAGTAACGACCCCATCCTTATTTAGCCGTTTTAGTGCGTCGTTGTGATTTTTAATTTCCAAAACCTGACAACAATCTTTTAAGTTGAAATAAATTTCTTGATTAACTTCTGTCGTTCTTACTTCTCCAAATTGTTCATTTTTAAAAATTTGTAGTTCCATTTTTAGACCCCTTTAATATAATTATCAATAATAGTACGATGCTCAACTTTAAGACTATCCAGCCTGTACATGATAAGATTCAATACAGCGAATTGTGAGCTATGTTGGGCAATAAATTCATATAAATCACACTGACTATCCCAATCTGGCTCTTTTGCTAGCCAGTTGTGAATCAAATCCATGCTCTCACGGATTTCTTCAACATAGTTCAGTAAATCTTCGTAACTGTCTAAAAGTTCAATTTTTGCCATTATAAAAACTCCTTTGCGGTATGACAAAGAAGCTCTTTTCTGATATAATGATTTCAGAAAGAGTTTCTTTCATGCGATAACGTATGACCCTATTCTTGGCGGGAGCAGGTCGTACGTTATTTTGTTTTCTCAGACTTAACAAGTTCAATCCCACGCATGACTACTTCAGTTTTGGTCATGCTTTTTTGTTTAGCAACCTGTTCAAGATTACTGAACTCTTCCTCAGTCAACCTCATTCTAAATTGACGAGATTTAGGATTTTCACTCTTAGGTCTTCCAGTCCGTGGACTCATTTCATCACCTGCTTTCTGTTGCCACAACTATATGATATAATAGTGGTCACAAAAAGTCAAGCGATTTTTAAAACTTTTTTTGCCATTATAAAAACACTCCTTCGTGTACCTTGAAAAGAGCGTCTCTGCATGATATAATATTTCATGCAGAAACACTTCTGTGGTGATAGCTTAGAACCATCTGATTGGCGTTAGTGGGTTCTAGGCTATTTTTGTTTATTTAATTCTTGATATAACTTGTCAATACCCTTTCGGATAACACTAGATTTCGTGCTATCCGTTTTTTTTGCAATTTCTTCAAGTTTATCAACCGTTTCGTCGTCAACTCGAACTCGCAACATGGTATTTTTAGGCTTATCTTTGAATTGTTCTTTTCGTGCAAGCAATTTGCTCACCTCCTTTTTTGTTGCTACAATGTCATTATATAACTTCGTAGCAACAAAGTCAAGAGGTTTTTTGAAAAAAATTAAAGTGCGCGTTGGTCATGTGCGGGACCCGCCATTACCGCGCCAGTACCGTAGTGCATTAATACGAAGT